CCTGTTACCTGTTCAATGTAATCCGGCAATGCTTCAACCAACGATGTAACAAGTTCGTCGTTCGTGCCTTCATCCAAATGCAGCGCGTTCCGCGCATCAGCAACAGTATAATTCGCCAACATGGTTCATCCTTCTTTCAACATCTTTTTCAGCACTCGGAACAATGCGCGCAGTTCCCCGTTGTTCAGCACCACGCCGCCCATTGGAGAAACAACACCGCTCGGAAGCTTTGCCCACCGTCGTAAATCCAGCGTTGCCGGGTTGCCATTGAAGGAAACAACATTCAGTTCCTTTGTGATTGTCCGTCTTGAGTTTTCCAGCTTCCCAATCACAGCAATCCTTTTAATGATTCTGTAGCTGCATTCTTTCATGTTGCTATCCCCCTATAGCGCAGGGGCATAGGTTCCACCCATGCCCCCGCTGTTTACTTTGTGTGTGGTAGTCCCTGGCCTTTACGCGCTGGCCTTGCAAATCTTCACAAAGGCTTCATTGACAAGGGGCTTACAATCGGCAATTGCCAACGCCCTGTAATCAATCATGCCCTTCCGGAAGCTGCTTTCCCTGCTGGCTTCAACGGTAATCCCTTCCACAAGGTTATAGCTCATATAATGGGCAAAGTCAGCGATATAGAAAACATTGTCAGCAATGTAATCATCAACGATGATTTCATGCCCCAACACCTTGCCCACGGAATCGCCCTGGGGATTCTGAATGAAAATGGGGCGCTTGTTGCTGTCCACCATACCATAAAGGACATTGTACAACGTCGCGTTGTTGCAAGCGATTTTCGCGCCCTGGGCATAACCACGCTTCAACAGGGCAAACGCCGCCACAATGTCAGCATAGCCGATGTCAGCATTGGCCGCAACTTCAATGCAGTTCTGGCCGGTTCCGGAAGTCACCCACGTGATCGCCGTTTCAATGCCGGTTCCCTGGCCGCTGCCGGTTCCGTCAATCAGCGCCTTGTTGATCGTGTCCAGCACGCAGGCAGACAGTTCATTAACAAGGTAGCCTTCAAAGGCCGCAATGCTCATGCGCCGCGCCTTCTCGGAAACGCTGAAAACCTTAATCAGTTCGTTCCCGGCAAAGGTAACGGAAGTCAGCGCCACGCCGTCAGCGTCCACCGCTGCGCCTTCAACGTGCCACGCCGCCGCGCTGTTCGGGGTAACAACGGGGATAGACACATTGGAAGGAATCGCAAACGCCCGGCATTCCGGAAGCAAGCCGCCCTGCGTCCTGGCCTTCTGGATAATCTCATTCAGCGTTGCAGTGGGAATCACCGCCGCCGCCGTGCTGCTGGTAATGGGCGTTTCGCTGCGCTGCTCCATCACGCGCCGCGCCGCTTCAAACGCCGCCTTTTCCGCTGCCGTCATATCCTGGCCCAACATGGACTTGAAAAAGGCGCTGCGGTATTCCTTGGAATCCAGCACATCACCGGCAACCGCGCCGCCCTGGGCGTTCATGCCCGTAATGATGTTCATGCCCTGGGCCTGGGGCTGCTGCTGGGCGCTCATGCTGCGCAACTGGGCGTTTTCCTTAGCTTCCATAATGCCGCGCAACTCAATGTTCGCCGCCGCAATGTCAAGCCCCTGGGCGTTGCCGTCAATCTGCGCCTGGATTTCCCGCGCGCGCTGCTCCATCGCTTCAATCGTGAAATTCCGATAGTAATTAAAAGCCTGCTGAATGTTATCAAACTTCATGGTAAAGTCATTCCTTTCAAGAATAGAATTGATTAACGCTTGCGCCTGTTTTGCCTGGTTGAAGGCATCCAGCGCCGCGCCCTGGGCGTTCCTGGCTTCAATGCTGGTTTGTGGATACGCAGGAAACGACACAATAGAACATTCGTACAACTTTCCGATTCTGGTAATTGTGCGCGTGTTCGTTTCTGCATTGTATTCGTCGCCGCCTGCCGGAATCGTGAATGCAAACGACATTCCCGACATATCCCCGCGCCTGACAGCTTCATAGACTTCCCGCGCCGCTTCCGTGTCCGGCAATGTGGCCTTCATCGTCATCCCTGCCGGGGTAACTTCAAGCTGCATTGTCCTGGGCGTTCGTGCAAGCGGAATTTTGCTTGAATCATGGTTCACAAGCAAACGCACATCCGATAAATCAGCGCCATCCAGCGCCCCCGCCCTGATAACTTCCGTGTAGCTGCCGCCCATGTCTGTTATCGTTGTGGGACTGTCGAACACAATCGGCATTCCCTGCAAAACAAGGCTTTTTTCGTCCCCTGCCGGGGCCGTTGCCCTGATTTCACACAACCTGATTTCCTTCATTCCTGTTCCCTGCTTTCCTTGCAATCGCATTTTTCCCCTGCGTCCAAATGCGCGCCGCAATATGGGCATACTTTGAAATATCTGTTGAAAAGGTATTTTCTGTTTACATTATTTACTTTATTCACCTTTATCCCCACCTTGCAACTGATATTCGTCAGCGTGTTCAGCGTTTACATAGTTCAATGAGAAAATACGACGTTCCCCGCCGTCCACGCCCGGAAGGTTCAGCACTTCACGCGCTTCATTGATCGACATCAAGCCCATAGGCATCAGCTTTTCAATCAAAGCAACCCTTGTTTGGTTGCTTGCATACTGCAAACGCCCGGATTCAAAGATTATTTGATTGCCATAACCGATTTCCCTGGGCGTGAAAACCTTTGCCGTCATTTCCTGGCCCAATTCCACCGCAAACGGTTCAATGATGCTTTCATAGAAGGATGAAAAGCAATCTTCCGTGTAATTGCTGCTTACAATGTTTTCATTTATTCCCAAATAATCATAGATCGCCTTTTTAATTGCTTCCTGCTGGGCCGCAGATAGCAACACCGGTTTGGAATCCACGGGGGTAAAGTCAAACTTGGAATCAAGGGGAATCACGCCGCCGTTGTTCTCAATCGTCAAGTAGTTGTTGACAAACTTTTCCTTGACTTCCTTCAACATTTCTTCCGGCATCATCTCGGAATAGCGAACAATGCCACGGATATTTGCAGCCGTCTTGATCGCGTTCGTAATCCCTTCATTCACCGCCTGGGCCGCTTCCAGCGTCGGAAACAAGGCGCTGTTGTCATCGCCCAATAGTTCATTGCTATTGAAGTTCCTGCGCAGGTGGATTAGATCGCAGTACGGGAATATTGCTTCGTGTCCCGTCCGGAAGGTGAATTTGCAAAACAGATTGTTCCCGGCATCCGTCAGCATTTCCACGTTGGAGTAATTGACAGGGAATATCCCTGTCACGTTCCCGCGCTCATCCCGCATTATCAGCGAAAACGCATTGTTCAACGTGTAATAATGGGTTGCCATCTTATACAGCCAATTTGAAGCCGTCATAAACGGATTAGGCCGATTCTGCAACAGTCTGTTCAACCTGGCATCGCCGGATTGCCGGTTGTCACCGTTCATAATGATATGGTTGCCCTTCAGCTTGGAGATGTTCCGCGCAATAGCATCAATCGCCCCACGGTAAATGTCGCTGCTGTAGGCATCCCCGGTAAATATCGAAAACGCGCCCGTTGGTTCCTTGACAAGCTGGGCCGCGCTGTTCGCCCTGGGCTGTTTTCTGAATATCCTGTCAAACAAGCTCATTCCTGTTTTCCCTTCTTTACCTGATTTCAAGCGCCATATATAGAAACATTTATTTCAATGTTTTCACTTATATTATACAAGGTTCCATGTTGTATGTCAACGCCCATGTAAACATAAAACATATACGTTGACATTGTTGTTCCTGTTGTGCTATAATACAGATGCAGGGTTTTAAGCGCCACAAAAATGCCGGTTGTGAATTTTCTCCTTTCTTCACAACCGGCATTCCTTTTTTCAATTATTCGTAATCGTCAGATTCTTCTATTTCGTCCGCCCATGGATTATCCAAATCTTCCACTTCGATAAAATCATCTCCGTCATACGGATTCACAATGGGCGTGAACGTGCTGCTTCCAGCATTGAAACGCAAGTACAGCTTCCCCCGCGCCGGAATCATTCTGGATTTCAGTGTTTGCAATATCATGTCGCGTTCTTCCATCGTCTGCAACGCTTCCATCACGTCCGGATTTTCCGGGGTTGCTTTCACTTCCTTTTCTTCATATTCCCCCGTATCTTCATTATAGTGTCGAACGTTGATTTTCCGTTTTTCATGCAGCGCCCTATAATTCAAAGATAGCTGAATATCCGCAGAATATTCAATCGCGCTGGAATCGCGCCCGGACTCAAGTGTAATTGTGCCCTTGCTGTTCGCTGCCCTGTTGTTCGCGCCGATTGCGAACACATAGGAATCATTCTGCACCGCCCAATCTTTCAACCGCTTCACCGCAAGCTTAATCACGGTTGCGGAATCCATATCGCGCCCCTTGTCATCCTTGCCCGTAATCAGATGCAAATAATCAATCACAGCAACAGGGGGGTTGCGTCCCTTCTTTTTGCACCATGAAGCTGCCTTTTCCAGACAAGCCATTATCAATTCAATATCGCTTGTCCCTTCAACCGGATTATAGTGCATGAAGGGGTTGATTTTCTCTTGATAGGCCGCCGCCGCAGATTCAACATAGGCACGTTGTTCATCTGTCCACTTGTAACCGCGCATTACCTGCATTGCATTCATATTTCCACCTTGAATGTGAATCAACCTGGATAAACTGCGCGAATATAGCTGTTCCCTTGACATTTCCAGATTTATAAATAGCACATCCGTTCCCAACGCCGCCGCCGTTTCAAAGACCTGTTGACAGAAGGTTGTCTTTCCAGCGCCGGGGGCCGCAGTCAGCATTATCAGCGATTGCCGGGGAATCCCGCCATACAGCAACCTATCAAAGGCACCCATGCCGGTTCTAACTGGCCTGTATGCTTCCGTTTGAATCTTCTCCATGAAGGAAGTAAAGGCATCAACGCGCTGGGGCTTCCTGGGGGCTTCCTGGGGCGCTGTCAACGCTTCCCCCTGCGCCTGTTCAGCCGGAAGCGCCTGGGGCTGTTCCTGGGCTTCCTGGGGCGCTGCTGGGGCTTCATATCCATCGTATTCAATCCAATCATTAAAATCCATTGCAGCACTGTTGAAGCGTTCAGTTTCCTTCCTGGCCTTGTATTCTGCTTTCAGCTTGTCGGAAGGCTCCCAACCGTTCCGCTTTGCTATATAGATGATACTGCCCACGTTCACGCCGCCTTTGAATCCCTTCCAGCGCTTCACGCAATCATTCTGCTTGTATCGCCTGTCATTCCTGCTCCACGTGTCCCATACATCCACATCAAAGCCGCCATTCTTCAAGGCCATTCCGATTTTCAGCCAATCAGCATAATCCAGTGTTGCCGGATTGATAGATTCAAGGGCTTCAAGGATATATTCACGTGTGTCATAGCTGCCGCCATACTCAACCGGAGATTTTTTTGCAGCCGGTTCAGCCGGTTCAGATGATTCAGCATCTTCAAACACCGGAAGCGCATCCAGCACCGTCAACGGGGTTAGTTCATCCCCCCTGTAAATCACGCTGCCGGGGCCGCTGCCATACAATAGCCTTGCAGCATCCTGGATTTTCGTATCAGCACACCCACGGCAATAATCATTAACCAACGCCGTCAACCGAACCATGTAATCCCGCGCTTTGTCTTTGTCCGTCAAAGGTTCTTCCAACACAATGATGATTCTGTATCTGGGCCATGCGTCCGTATTGCTGAATGTTTCATAGACTATTGCCGGTTCAATGCCCCAACATTCCAGAAGCATAATCGCATCGTCGGAAGGCAAGGGGGTTTCAAGGCAATGTTTCACGCCCTGGGCATCCTTGTAATCATTGTCAACGTCAACCGCAAGTATTTGTTGGCTTTGCCACGTGTCGCCCTTTGTCCCTGCCTTCAACCCAATCGTGAAGGATTGCCCATGCTCAACCGCCTGGGCAAGTTCGTCAACAGTGATAGAAGCTTGACAGAATGCAAGCCGGTTCATCAACGCCCCTGTTTCCGGATTGTTCGGCTTCCGGGTGAATTGCACCTTGTCAAGGTTCAGTTGTATCTTAACGGAATCAAGCGCCATGTTTTCACCTTCCTTTGATATGCTGGGGGGCAATGAGATTCTGCATTGCAGGGCTGCGCCCTGGGGCAATGTGGAATCGGTTCCCCCGTTCCCCATCGTAAATGAAAAGGCGATTGCAGTCAAGCAATCGCCTTTTTCATTCTTTAAGTCTTAAAGACTTAAAGTCTTGAAGGGTTGCAGACCATGCAGAATCCCTTTATTTGCAAGGGGTTTGGGGGGTATAGCCGTGACACTTCCCGGCAAATCTGCGACACTTCACGGCAATTTGGGCGACACTTCACGGCAATTTTTGCGACACAACACGGCATTTTTTTCAGGGCACTTCCCGGCAATTTTAATCCTTCACAATGCCATCATGTTCAAACCGGAATACCATGTCAAGCGTTGCCATTGTTGGAATCGCTGCCGGGTTAGGAATCTCTTTACCTTCCCCGTTTACTATCTTTTTGATTGTGGGGTTTGGGATTTTGATATTCTGGTATTTCTCGGATAGCTTTGTTTGAGTTGCCAATAATTCCCACGTTTTCAAGAAACAACGCCGAAGAATAATATTTGCATTGCGTGTGTCCTGCCTTCGCAGACGTTCTGCTAACTGTACATTTCTTTCAACAATCGTTCTGGCCTTGATATTCGCGGTATTGCTTCCAGCTTCTTCAATCAGCGCAAGGATTATAAAGACGTTTTCAACCGCCGCTTTGTTATGTTCCTTGACCAATGAAGGCAATGCCAAGTATGAATGCATCGGCTGCAATAACGGGGTTCCGCTTTTGCTCAATTTGACATTGTTATTTCTGTCACGCCTTTTAGCTGCTTCATACGTTTCTTTCAGTACCCTTTTAATGTAGGGGGATGAAATTGTCAGTACGTTTGTAACCGGGTTGTATTCTTCAACATTCAGCACTT